CTAACTCTAAAGTACCAGAAAGAATGAAGCTTACTATTGCAGTAAGTGAGTTTATTCTATTCATGTCTCAGTTTAGAAGACATATCTTACACTGGAATACTAGCTTGATACCTATTAATGCTATTACCTTCTGTATAACTGGTAGTGGCGTAGGTAAAGACAGTTCAATCAATATTATGAGAAAGAACTATAAACTAGGTTATGACCATATTAATGCAATCAGAGAAGAGAAAGCAGTAGCGAGAGCTATAGCTAAGGCTAAAGATAGAAATCAAGCTAAACCTTCATCTCCAGAAACTTATTCTAAGTTCTATGAAGCACCTACTCCACTATTCGCATCACCTTCAACTAATGAAGGATATATAGCATATCTAAATGGTATTGAAGAAGATGGCATAGGAGCTGGATTTCTAACTAGCTCAGAGATCGGTAGTGAGCTTCTTGTATCACCTGTAATTACTTCTAACTTTCAGCTTATATCTGAGATGTACGATGAAGGCAAGAAAGAAGTAAAGGTTATTAAAGATAAAGATAAACAATCTAAAGCTATTAAGAATCTAGCAGTATCTGCTTTATTCGTAGGTAGCCCAGATAATATCTTATTCGATACTGAAGTGAAGAAGAAGTTTAAAATGGAGTTTAGCTCTAAGTTAGCTAGAAGAAGCTTCTTTAACTATTCACCTATCCTACCACCAGCTAAAGAGTATCTATCTATAAAAGATCTACTTGCAGAAAAGATTACTCTTGAAGACGAAGCTAAGAAGATTATAACAGAGTATGAAAGCATCTTCTTAGGTATCGCTCAGAGAGAGATAAGTAAGCTCGGTACTCCGTTAAATGTCTCAAATGAAGTTAGATCACTCTTTACTTTATATAAAGAGTTTAACGAAGCTACCGCAGAGACTATAAAGAAACAGTATCCTATATCTAAGATAGTTAGATCTCACTTACAATGGAAGGCTCTAAAGCTAAGTGGAGCAATAGCTCTATTTAGAGGTAAAGATACTATTGAAGCTGAAGACTATGTAGATGCTTGTAAGTTTTGTGAGTTATTAGATGAAGATATGAGAAACTTCGAGATAGAGCTAGTAAAAGAACCCTACGAATTATTCGTAGGATTAGTGCAGCAACTACTCGAAGACAATAAGTGCTTCGTTAATATTCACTTACTTAAAAAGCTAGGGTATATACAAGGTAGTTCTGGCATAGCTAATAAACTAAAAGAGTTAGCTACTCTTGCAGGAAGCTATGATGAAAGTGGTATCTATAGAGCTTTAGAAAATGGTATTGAATATACCAAGATTATAAAAACTAATGCTCTAGGTGTTAGTTATCTAGCTTGCAGTGGCTCTAAAGAAGAGAGAGCTAAGAAGTGTTCTAGTGGTTTTACTTATGCAGAAACAGATTTCAAAGCTCTTGGTGATATGCTCACTAAAGACTATGCCTATTCTCCATTTAGATTTAAGAATGGAGTGAGATCTAAAGCTAGTGTAGATAGTGGAGCTAAATGGATATGCTTAGATATCGATAAGAGTTTATTTACTGATGAACAGACTCATGAGATACTGGCTAACTTCAATCATCATATTGTAAGAACTAGTGATCCTACTAATGCTTATAAGTTTAGAGTACTTTTAGAACTAGACAGCTTCGTGGATTTAGATGAGAAGACTTATAAAGCCTTCATTAAAAGCATCTGCGAATATCTAAGCTTAGATGCAGATATACTCCCTAAATCTCAAATATTCTATAGCTATAGTGGTAGGAATATTCTTTCAGTCACTAATAAATCTTGCATAGAAGTGAGAGAACATCTACTTCAAGCTAATGATGAAGCTAAAGCTCCACAAATTGTGAGCACCCTAAACGAAGCTCAAAAGCAAGCCCTACTCTCTTCTCCATTAGATACATTCAATTATGCATTTAATGCTAAAGATGGTGAAGGTAGTGTGAGCCTTATACGAGCTGCTAAACATGCTAGAGATTTAGGTATGAGTACAGAAGAGATTATCTCGCTTATGAATGAGATTAATGAATACTGGGAAGTACCTATGGAGTCTAAAAGATTCGAAAATACGATTATAAATCAGATAAGGAACTGGAAATGAGTACAAGAAGTTATATAGGTAAATTAGACGATAAGACTAATGATGTTAAGTTTATCTATTGTCACTGGGATGGTTATCCAGAATATGTAGGTTATATGCTGGACACTTACTATAAAGATCCTGAGAAAGTAAATAAGCTACTTAACTTGGGTGATATATCAAGTCTAAGAGAAAACATAATCCCTAAAGGTAAACATAGTTTCAATGAACCTGAAGAAGATGTTACTGTAGCTTATTATAGAGACAGAGGAGAATCTTGGAATGATGTAGCTCCTAAACATACTCAATTAGCTAATTATGAGAAAGGTGACGATATGATTGATTACTTTTATCTCTTTAAAAATGGTGAGTGGTATGTAGATAGAGAGAATGGTTTAAGCCTATGGACAAGAGTATCAGACTTACTCCAGAACAAGTAAAAATCTATGACTACTTCACTTCAGATAATCCTAGACCTAATAGAATAGTTGTCCTTCGAGGTGCTGCAGGCACTGGTAAAAGTTTTGTACTATCTCAGATAGTTAAAGACTATAAAGGATCTGTTCTAGTAACAGCCACTACTCATAAAGCTAAAAACAATCTTCAAACTTCTATAGGCGTTAAAGCATATACAACTCACAGTGCTTTAGGCTTTAATATGACTCGTAATGGTATAGAACAATATCTAAGTGATATTAGAGAGCCTATAGAGGCTGATCTCTTAATAATCGATGAAATGTCTATGCTACCTGATAAAGTCTATCAGAAGGCTTTAAATGGAAGCTATAAGCATATCTTGCTTGTAGGAGATGAATGTCAGTTATCTGCTATAGGTCTTAAAGCAGACATTAAGCCTGATATGGAAGTTATCTTAACTCAGCAGATGCGACAATCTATCAGTGATCAGAAACTACATCAGTATCTAGAGTCTCTTAGATATAGTATTAAATCTAAACAATTACCAGACTTTAGAAAAGACTTACCAGATAGCATTATCTTGTACGATAACCATAAAGATTTCTGTAAAGCTTACTTAGAGTGTAATAGTTCTAAAAGAATATTAGGTTATAGCAATAGTGTTATAGATAGTTATAACAAGGCTTTAGCTGATAAAGAACTATATTCTGTAGGTGATCTACTGGTTTTAGATAAACCTATAGGTTACTCTAAGAATGGTGATATAGTTGAAATCTATGACGTTCAGAGATCTAATGAAGGTATCTGGGATATTCATGCTATTAGTAATGATGGAGAATCTGTTAGATTTCGTATCTGTAAGAGTAAGAAGCAAGAGAAGTGTATCCTAGATGAAGTTCTTAGAACTGATCCTGAATCTTACTGGAGTATATCAGATACTTATATGCATCCTAAGCATACCTATGCTAGCACTATTCATAAAGCTCAAGGCATGACTTTAGATGAAGTATTCATAGACGCTACAGATATATACAAGCAGTTATATCGAAAACCTACTAGATATAACAACTACAATAAACCTATTAGTGTAGAGGAGTTTCTAAAACTAACATACGTAGCAATATCTCGCATGAAGTATAAAGCTCACTTATTCGTAGGCGAAACAAGAAACTATAAAAACTTAAAGGAGAAAACTTGCAATCAGAAATAGTTGATGAGCTAATTAGGCTCATGTCTAGCGTAAGAAGGATTGTATCTATTCTAATGTCTCAAGATAATAGTACTAAGACATCTTCTAATCTTGTTCAAGACATAAAGAGTGAGATACTAAAACCTGTTAGCGAAGTTAAAGATATTAATAACCCTTTTAATCAGCCTAAAGCTAAAAAGCATAGATGGACAGATTCAGAGGTAAAACAGATAATGTATTGTGCTGATCCTAAGACAGCAATGTCTAAAAGGCAGTTCTCGTATCTTTTAAGAACTTTACCTAATAGCCTTACAGCTACTGCAGTAAAAAATAAAGTCTATGACTTAGGTCTTGCAGTTAAGAAAGGAGTTGTATGTTCACGAACAGAGTAAAGATAATTCAGGTAAATGAGTATCTATGTGAGATAGAAACTGAGATCGAAATCTCTAGAGAGCAAGCCATAGGTATGGCTCTTGAATATTTTGAGAGAGCTTCTGATGAAGAGAAACAAGAAATGCTCATAGAAACAAGAGAGACAGGAGAAATACAATGACCCCATTAAAACCTATGAACTATCAAGAAAACTACTTAGATCTCTTGCCTGAAGGAAGTTTCAGAATAAGCCCATCTAGTGTAGCTAAGTTCACTGAAAAAAAGTGGGAGTGGTATCAAGAGAATGTTCTTGGTAATAAGATATTCGAAGGTAGTACTTCTACTGTACTAGGCTCATGCGTTCATAGAATAGCAGAGAGCTATATTAAAACTAAAGCAGTAGATAAAGATGAATTGTATGCTTATATAGATTCTCAATCTAATCCAGAAATAGATAAAGAATATATAAAAGATCAGTTTATACCTATGGGTCAAGCACTTATAGATTACCTAAGAGTATTTGGAATACCAGATAGAAGTGAAGAAGCTATAGCTTGCAAGATTGTAGATAATGTCTATGCGGCAGGAACAGCTGATGCAGTCATCGGTGATACTCTTATAGATTTTAAAACTACATCTAAGACAAGTATAGATGAGACTTATATGCCTAATAACTATAAGTGGCAATTACTTACTTATGCCTATATCTATAGAAAGATGGGAGTAGATATTAATCGTATTCGCATTGTATGGATAACTAATAACATAGTTGGCAGAGTAAGTGAGAAGACTGGTAAGCCTTTAAAAGACTACCCTTCTCAAGTAATCCCTGTAACTCAAATTATTACTGATGAGGATATGCAATTCATTGAAGACTATCTTAGATTGATTGCTGAGACTTATCTCAAAGGTGTAGAAGACCCTAAGTTAGTCTATCTACTTTATTCAGATTACAGATTAAAGGAGAAATGATTGAGTACTAAAATACTTGTAAGTGGTTATGAAGCTAGTGGTAAATCTACCCTAACTTCTAAAATAAAAAATGCGTTGGTTATAAACTTCGATAAGAAAGAATATAGCTTTAATGTACCTCATGCTAATTTTAAAAACTATGAAGGCATGGAGAGTGTAATAACTTTTATCAATGACAAGATAAAAGCATATAAGGAAAAGTTTAAAGAGTTTCCGAAATTCATAGTTATCGATACTGTCACTCAACTCTATGCAGCAATGACTAGATATAACTCTGTTAAATATACAGGCTTTAAAATCCATGAACAGAACAATATTGATACTCTAGATTTAAATAACTATATCGAGAATGTTCTGATAGCTAATGGAGTATCAGTAGTCATTGTAGCTCATACAATGGTAGACGAGAAGAGTGATAGACATATTATACCTGCTCAAGGTCAATTCGCTAAAGCAGGTAGTTGGTTATCTATAGTAAATGATAGTTTATTTATAGAGAAATCTAGTGGTAAGTTAGTTGTCTATTTTACTTCATTCAAGTATCCAGCTAGGACAACATTAAAAGACTTACCAGATAAGGTCGGAATAAACGAGTTTGATATCAATGAATATCTCAACAAGCTAGTAAATGCTAAAAATGAAATTGAAGAATATATACTATAAGGAGTTAAAATGAGTTTCTTCACAGCAAGCATAGATAAAAAAGCTATTGCAGAAAATGGAAAAGAGTTTATCACTAAGAGTGGTATTTACGACGTAGTTATTAAGTTCGTCAGCGTTAAAGTCAATGATCATGGTGCTAGAAGTCTAAACTTCAATGTACTATATCAAGGTAGTGAAACTACACTATACGGACTTAAACTAGATAACAATGATGGAAGCGAAAACTTTCAGAGAAATATCTTCAATAAACTATGCGTTATTGCAGGTATTCAAAATGTTAATGACCCTGTAAAAGAGGTACATAAAGTAGGACGTGATCAGAAAGAAGAGTCATTCGATGTTCTAGATCAGTTCAATGACTTACCTGTCAAAGTCAATATTAGATTTAGATATTCTAAATACAATGGTGAGATCAGAGAACAACGTGAGATTATGGGCTTTTACAGAGAAGATGGTGCTACAGCTAGTGAGATCGTATCTGGTACAGCAGTAGGTGTACAACTTGAAAAAGATAAAAAGTACGCTGAGAACAATCGCTATGATGATGGTCTTACAATCGCTGATGTTGAAGCTTGGAAAGCTAGTAAATCTACAGCTAATGCAGCACAAGCTTCTAAAGATATAAAAGTTCAGACAGCTGACAATCCTTTCAGATCGTAATGTACGCAGCGATAGATCCTGGATCTAACGGTGCTTTAGTTATAGAAACTTCTCCCCTTACATTTATAGACTTTAAATCACAAAACTTACAAGGCTATATTCATGCCTTGAAATCTAATAAAGTAGATCTATGTATTGTGGAGAAAGTTCATTCTATGCCTAAGCAAGGTGTTAGTTCTACTTTTAGTTTCGGACAGAGATTAGGAGAGATAGAAGGAGTACTTCAAGCACTTGAAATCCCTTACATTATGGTCTCTCCGCAAGTTTGGCAGAAAGCTATAGGTATCCCAGCTAAAGCTGATAAGAAAACTATAGCTAATACCTTAATCAAGCTTTACCCTAATGCTTCTATCTATGGAGCTAAGGGAGGCTTACTAGATGGCAGAAGTGATGCCTTAGGTTTACTTCATTATGCTCATACTAAATACAAGGAGGAATAAATGCTATATAAGGATTTTATCGACGAAGTAGCCTCTAGGTCAGGTATGTCTAAGAAGGGTACGAGAATTACTCTATCTAAGACATTCGAGTTAGCTAGAGAGATCTTACAGAAAGAAGGAAAGCTTAATTTCCCCACCATAGGTCACTTCAAGTTACTTAAAGTGCCTATTACCGATTTAAAAGGTAAAAGACGAGTAATTAGTAAAGTGACTTATACAAGTTCTTATACTTTAAAAAAACTATTGAAAGGTAAGAAATGATCGAGGAAGTTCTAAACGAGAGACAGGATACTCATGGTGACTATAAATTAGTCAGTAAGATTTCTCAGATACTTAAGGATGTCTGCGAAGCTCACTTACAATCAGACTTAACCCCAGCTAAGGCAGAAGCCTTAGATATGATCTTACATAAAATTGCAAGAATAGTCTGTGGTAATGGTAACTTTAAAGACCACTGGGTAGATATAGCTGGCTATGCAACTCTTGCTGCTAAAGATGAAGAACAAGACAGAGATCTTTTATTGTTTAAAGAACTCTGCGAGATCGTAGTCTATAAAACAGAAGACGAAGAAGCTAGAAAACAAGCTATCAGAGATTTCTTTAAAACAATAAGAGGGGAGTAAATCCCCTTCTTAAGTAAGGATACTTATATGACTAAAGGCGAAGCATTAGTTAGGCAACAAGAAAGTCAGCGAATGGTGAATGGTGTCTGGGTATTCGATGAACTTGAGCCTTACGAACCTTTTGCGACTAAAGCTGAAGCTTTCGAATACTATGGAAGAAAGCTAGATGAATATTGGCTTAGCAAGATAGAACTACATAAGAAGTCTAAATTTACTAAGCAAGATATTCTAAAAATATTAAAAGGTAGATACCTAAATGGAGAACAATAATGAACAACTTACAAGAAAAAATCGAGATTATCCGAGCTATGGAGAAAGGATTAACTATTCAGTATTCTGAAACTGATGGTGAAGAAGATGACTGGGAAGACCTAAAGACTACTGAATTAGACTTTGATCTATATACCTATAGAGTAAAACCTAATAGTAAGCCTAAGAGTAATCCAGATGCTAGATTCAAGGTAGGGGATAAGCTAGTTCGTATAGCAGACGAAGGTAAGCTTAATCCACTTATAGTAACTATAAGAGATTTTGCTAGCAATGGAGATTACCGATGGGAAGAGATCAAAGGTCAGACTAATATAGAAGCCATAGATGCTAACTATCTAAACATCAATGATGTCTGTTGGTGGCACGTTATTCACTATAAGAAAGAGGATAGATATACCTTAGCGCCAACTATGATGAAGCTAGGTGAGATTAAAGGTTGGGCTAATGAGACATATAGCCCTATGTTTGAAATGGGGTTTAGAATCCCTCGAGGAGAAGAAAATGAATCTAGAAGAGAAGATTAAGATACTTACTGCTTACGAAGAAGGTAAGACAGTAGAAACATACTATCGATCTGAGGGTAAGTGGTGTAAGATAAATCAAGATGTTTGGGATTTCGAAGATGGTACATATAGAGTTAAATCCGATAGAGATACTAAGTTTAAAGTAGGAGATACTCTTGTATTTAAAGACTCTGAAGAAGGGTTATGTCCAATGACATATACAATCACAGACATTGACGAAACCAATTATAAGTTTGAATATACAAGTCCTACTGCTATCGAAGAGGTAAATAAAGATTTCATCAACGAAAGAGATGTCTTATGGTACTTCGAGATATACGACTATATCTCTAAAGAGTACTCAATGTACCCTAAGAGAATAACTAGAGCTGAGTTAGAGAAAGAATATGCATCTAAACACGATACTTTTAGATGGAAGCCTATATACGCTCTTGGATTTAAACTAAAGGAGAACTAATGTTCGAGAAAGAGATTAAAGAAACTGTTGAGAGATACATCTTTAAAGGATGGTATCTAGAAAAGTTTAGACGATCACGAACTATAGAAGAGGATATAACTAAACATATATCTGAAGCTACAGCTTATCCTTATGAGATTATGAATAACTTAGTTAAGTATCCGAACATGTATGGTGAGATACTCAGCATAGTCGAAGGAGAGTTCCCATTACTTAGTAGATGTATCGACTTTATGAGAGAGCTTAAACTGAAAGCTATTGACTTCAATACACTCTTATCTACAGAGAACAGCAGAACGTTTGACGAAGAAGCAGAGAAACTCAAACTAAGAATTATCCAAGAAGAGCTAAAGCCTTATGCTGACAAGCTGTTTAAAGAGCTACCACTAAGAGAGAGTAATGCTAATGCACTATTTAAGGAGAACTAATGGAGATATCAGGTTATAGAGCTTGGGTCTATGATCCAGACCTAGAAGAATATGTTATGAAATCAGTATCAGGAGAATTCTTAAAAGTTATTTTTCAAGAAAATCCTAAAGCAGTAGAAGAAGCTAAAAAAGTATTAGCTAAAATTACAAGAGATAATACTAAATATAATTATGAAAAGAGTAGCATAAATACAGATAATGCTTCTAAGAAGA